GGCATACCTACTAGAATCCGTGTCTCGCGATTCTCGACCTATGTCTAAGCAGACCGCAGTAGATCATTTCAATGAGCTCATGGCTCCAGTGCCTGCGCTTAGCACAATGTCTCCCGAAGAAACGTATGATAGCATTCAGGAGCATATCGCGGCGACATCAGCATCGGATGTTCTCTCTGCTGCTGAGAGTATCGCTGAGGACGATATTCCTGCTATCAAGAAAGGGAAAGAACGTGCGGTATCCCCGATCAACGAGGACTCTGAGGGGGAATACGTGATCTCTCTAGACGATCGGATAGCGATTCTTGAGGAGGTTATGGAATCCCAGCGGGATACTATTACCCGACTGGCTGAGACCAATCGTGAGCTTGCTGCTCGGGTCGAAGGGCTCATTGTATCCCAGACCGAGCTTGGTAAGTCCATGAAAGGATGGGATGCCTCACTTGCCCAAGCGACGGCCTCAATCTCAGAAGAGACCGCAAATGATATCGCGATTCTCCGCGGAGAACTGCGTGCGCTCCAATCTGAGAAAGTTACTGCCGTTCGTGACGACTCCGAGGAGACTCGTGAGCCGACCGCCTCGACAAGCAAGGCAGGCTCGACGGTTCTCGCCGAAGGTCCATCTGTTCTTGACGAGGAGTTAGTTGAAATAATGAAAGGTTTCCGGTCCGCTAGGAAAAAGGAAGCCGCTCGTCCAGAGACTAAGAAGGTAGCGAGGCAGGATGCTTCCACCACGGTGGTCAGCAAGAAAGGGGTCTCATCCTCTGACTCGCCTGCAGCCAAACTCGAGGCCTACCGGAATCGCTTTAAATGAACAATTAGGTGTTCACAGCTCGTACCCCACTTCTCACCTTGATGTCATGTACAATAGCGTCATTACTCCTTCACTCTCCGTGACTTCTCTATATCCAAGGTGAGCAAAAAAACCAAGATTACTTGAATCTCATCTCCTGAATAGAGCATCACCACTATTATGTCTTCTAAGCACCGTGCTGCCGGCATATTGTCAGGATCTATTGCTTCCACGTTCGGATCAGGATTAGCCCCTCTCCTAAGTTCAATGAGCCGTCCGAACAAGTTGGGAGCCGTTGGACGCCCTGTAACGACCTCAAAGACGTTCTTACCTATAGCCTGGTACTTACCAGCTAACGCAAGTGAGGCAGATCAGTGGGCTCTCTTCCGTCATCTCGTGATGTGCTCGACAGCTAACGGACAAGAGTCAATCGAACACTATCAGAATTGGCTCATCACCTTATTCTACTTCCTCTTCGACAATCTCCTGAGAGAATATGATGGGGTCTTCTTCAACGCGATGCCTATACCGGAGGAGCCATGGAGCGAAATAACAAGGTTCCGAGCTCTTATGACCAGACGTGTTGCGCGTAATCGTGCAGATCTACGCTCTTACGGGGCAGCAGCTAGTACTATTGCAGAGACGCTATCTCTGCCTATACCAGAGCTTCTCAATCCTACAGAGCATCTAGTCGAGAATGATAAGTACGAGTGGTATGCTTTCGGCGGGGTGGTTGCATTCGCTGCATCAAAGGACGCCCTGACATCTGGGGAGCATGCGTTAACCACCCGTCGTTATGCTGCGTTGCATTCGAAATACAAGTGGCAAGCCGAGGAAGTACCAAGCCTTGGAGGGACCTCCTCGCCTACTAGGTTCTTCTTTGGACGGCTCAAGGATGCATGGCTTCGTCAATCTGTCCTCAGACGTGTCCTCTTCACATTTGCAGGCAGATTAGCTATCGAGACCACCACTGGTGAAGTAGAAGCCTTTGGAACGACGACACGACTAATGCAATGGGCTGACTTGGCTCATATTGCTATAATTGCACAGTTCCTTCTAGCTTGTCCTGCCGTTCTCCACTACGAGCCTTTACGCGTTGCTTTATTCCATTTCAAGGAAGGGATCGTTCAACTTCGTGCATTATGCCCGGATATCCTAGATGCACGCGGTCGACCACGAAAGGACCAAGATGGTGTCATCATGAAAGATACCTCATTGATGCCTTACGCGAAGCTTCTAGTATCGGATAAAGCTGATGTTGCCAAGCGGGTTAACATGATGGAGTTGCTATACGTCGCTACCCGATACTTGATAGCCACCGGTTCTCTCACTCTGGCTCGATACACCGTAGGGGCGACATTCGACACGATATACGCCGATTTCGTTCAGTACCTTCGCGAACTCGCAGAGACCGCGACTCGTGACGATGATGATCAATCCGACGAGGACTCTGATGCCGCCACAGTCGTCTCTGTCTAACGTGGCTATCCTCCTCCCTCTCGTAATTGCTAGCCGCTAGTTTCCAATCACCTTGTACACAGGAGTTGCCTCGTGCATATACCTTGATCTTAAAAAACGTGCTATCAGGAGCATATTCACCGATCAACATCTACTAGGATGCCGTATTCATACAAGAACAAGCTCGATGATATACGTATGCAGACTCAGACCAAGGAGGATCTCGTCTCCACGATGAATGAGACACTTCAGCAGGCACAGAAGGACATTAGGGCACTAAAGGATGATATCTCGATGCGAAATTCTGAGATCAACGCATTTGTATCAATGGTTCAATCTACCTGTAAACAGCTCCAGGAGCGAACCTGGGTCTCTGGACTCCCTGTTCGCGTAGCTAACGCTCCCTTACCCGAGCTTGATTGGAACTCTACACATGAGGAGGCCAGCGCAATGATTCGGCTCGGAGGAGAAGCCCTTCTGAGTGCTATAGCGCAAAGCCACTCAGAGCTGGCCTCTCTCGTTGACATAATTGGCGGAGCGAACGAGATGCTTCCAAAAGAGACGACTTTCTTCCTCGAGCGATCATCTACCCCTGATATGATTAGTAAGGTTGAGTCCCTGCTTCATACTTCGGCTCGCATCTCTGAGGAGGCATTCGAAGCTCGTGGCGAAAACGCGCACGAGAAGTTTTCTAGGCCTATGTCCCCCGCCCGCAAACGCAGCTCGCGCGCCTCATCAGTCAATAGTGCACTCGAGGGGATGATTTAAGAGAGTGTGTATATACACACAAGTCTCCACTGCCAAGGATCAACCCATCAAAGTTGGGTCAACGCTCGATCAAAAAAACCTTTTTTGTCTCATCTTACTATCTCCGGGGGCTGATCATGACAACTGTCAACGCAGGAGTACCTAGGCTGCATGATATCATCGAGCAGCTCAAGGCCCAAAGAAAGGAGCTGACAGAGTTGTGCCAGAGTATGGCAGCTGAGATCTCCCAGGCCAACAAGGAGATTATCAAGGCTGCCGCGCAGATGGCTGCGCTAGAATATGTCATGAAGACGCATCTAGTCGGAGAGGATTTTTCGATTCGTTTGAGTAAAGATGACCCGCTATTTGACTCGAATCCTTCCAAGTACTTACATATCGGGACTTTAGCCCATATTCAGGGACGTATATCGCTGATTAAGTCGCTGATCGAGACATCAGCAGCAGACGAGGAGAACAATCTATCATTCGTGATGCCAGCACTGACTGAGCTCCCTTCGGATGCAACAGAGCGAGTGGAGAGTTATGCACTGAAGAAAGCAACAGACTACATCACGCGTGGAGTCTCTGACAAGCTTACAATTACGGATGCTTCGTTAGCTCCAAACTGAGCCTGAACAAGTGGGGACTGAAAAACATTTCCACAAGTTAAAGCTCCCCGATCTGCACAAACCAGCTCATGAGATAACCCTGATTAAAAAAACCAGTGCTCTCTACGTAGTACTAGGTTAGGCTGAGGTAACTATTTCTGGTTTGTCAACACCATAAGAGAAGGTAAATCTCTGATGGCTTATCAAATCAGCGAGACTTCGTCTCATCGAGGAGTGGTTATAAGTATAATTGAGGACCTTGATCGTATAGAGCGAAGGTATGGTGAAATTGTAGGTCGCGACAGCTTACCTATGGAAGCTGATGCCATTGATCTGCATCGACAGTTCCCGCGTCCGGTCCTGTGGTGTATATCATCAGCAGGTTATCGACGAGGTCGAGTATTAGTCCCGTTCTCAATTACTGACGACAAAGGATCTTTCGAGTCTGCATTAGCACTCGAAAATTATCGGGATCTGACCACTTGGCTCACGGGGTATGCATCGCTCAAGATGGCGCGCTATCAGCATCAGGCACTCGTTGACGTATATCGCAATATCGAGCAGGAGTATGCCCGACTTGTAGAACGGGTGATAGTCCCTCGGACCGTCCAGGAAATGCGTGCGTATCTGCTTCCACTGGAAAATACACCATCCGAGTATCCTATCGTTCTCGCAGAGCAAGTTCTATCTCTCTCGAGCACATTGTCTCATCCGATCTCTGAGATCATCAGCGCTCTGCCTGGGTGATATGAGACCCCGAACGGAGTAACTAGTGACGTAAAAAAACAAGATTCTCCTAGCTTGTCTTCACTAGGTACCTGAGGGAAAAATGTCAAGTTTCTTCACACTTCCGGACTCTGAAGAGAATGTACAGCGGTTCTTTATCTCGCGCTATCTATCCTCCCCCCTGATCGCGGATAATCTTGATGAATATGTTCAAGAGGCTCGAGGTTCCTCTCCATCATCCCGTAAGGGGTGGCACCTTATGACTCTTCTAGTTCAAGCGGGATTCAACCCGTCGCAAGGGGTATGTGAGGAATGTTCATCCTCGTCTCATTCAGACTGGCATGAAATATGTGAGACAGGTGCTCAGCATGTCGCCTCAGCTATCCCCTCCGATCCTCTGCGGATTGCGGAGACGATTGTAGCTACCCCGTCAAACGTAGCATATGCTCGCTCTGTGGTACGTCTCCAAGAAACAATTGTTCAACAGATACTGCGTTACAAGGGCGTGGAGCTAGGGGGGCCTACCTTGTTCCATCAGGCGACAGATGAGTGGTTCGACCGTGAGTATGCTCTAGAGAGTATCCAGCGCTCTCTGGCCGCTGAACGAGCGGCAGGTAGTAGAGCTGCAATCACTCGCAAGATGGCTTGTTGTCTGGGCAGCCGTGTGACAGCTTCAGATGCTTTTGTGATATTTGTCTCCACTCGAAAGAGGTCTTTCACAGTAATGACGTATGACATGTTTCTGTGCTCGTTAGATATTGTACGGGTGCGAGCGCGTGTATCATTGATGATTGATCTCCTTGGATACCCCGCAACATTTCGGGAGAAGGTCAATAAGCAGATTGCTTGGCAGCGAGAATGGATAATCCAGCTCGGGAACTCTGGGTTCGAGATCGCGAAGCAGACCGAATCACTGAACAAGGCACGCTTGTCCTGGATTACAGACCCGACCTTCCGCTCTAAAGGCCCTTATGAGAAGATGATCGAAAAATTGAGACAGAAAGTCCTGAAGATCATCCCCTCCCTAGATGGTGGGGACCGTCTGGTCTCTAACATGATCGATCTCTATGAGGACTATGTCTCGGGCTGCTCTATAGAGGAATTAACAGAGCTCTTCGGTCTGCAGAAAACAGTGGGTCATCCATTCATCTATGCACGGGCAGGGGGAGCTAGTGCTGCAAAAGAGGCATTAGAGCGTGAGATCATAACAGTGAACTCATCTCGGAGGCTGCGTGGCCACTGGTGTTCTCTTTTCACAGCTGGGTATATCGACAAAGAACGGAAATGGCCTCCGCTGTTATTTGGACCCTCAGCAGCTAATGGGGTAATCAGACGCCTTTATCTCGCCGGTGAGCTTAACGTCAGTTCACGTGATTTCCCGGTGCAAGAGTGGCGATTCATACGATTCGGAAAGTTGTTCGACCTCAACACTTACCCTGATTATCTGGCTCTCATGGACGATAAGTCCATTTCTTATGAGAGAGGGGAGTTGCATGCGTACTGGGATCATAGAGTCTCCGCGAGCACTGAGAGACGTCTATTAATGGAGCTCCTAAAACGCGACGGTTTTTCCATCTCTGACATCATTGCAAAGGTTGAGTCTCGGACACTAGATCAGAAACACTACGTGGTATCTCTCTACCCTAAGGAGCAGGAGCTGAAGGTTGAGGCACGAATGTTCGCAATGATGACTATGGAAATGCGTACTCTCTTTACTTGTCTCGAGGCGAATCTTGCCGAAACAATATTCCCATACATCGAGCCGCAGACAATGACACAGTCACGGATTCGAGTGCACAAACGACTATTCCAGATGACGGCAGAGTCTACATCTCCTTCTGCACTTCACCTGCTTCTAGAATGCGACTTATCCCGATGGAACTTGAGATGGAGACGCATAGCGGTCGATCCAATAGCACGTGATATTGACTGCCTCTTCGGAAGGACTCAGCTGTTCGGATTCGGTCTAGAGTTCTTCTCCAAGTCGACTATACTAGTACGAACGCAGGAATTACGCCCAGACGGGATAGAGAAGTTCTTTCCTCCAGCAGGGGATCTAGTCTGGTACGACCATCGTGGAGGATTTGAGGGAATTCAGCAGAAGTTATGGTCAATCAGTACATACGCCATGATGGAGATGGGGCTGGATGGTATTCCGTGCTCTCGCATTCTACTAGGACAAGGAGATAATCAAGTCTTATCCATCGTAGCCAACCGTTACCAAGGGATGACTGTTGCGCAGAGCTACCGGAAACTAAGCGATGATGTGACGTCCAGCCTCGAGCAAGCTTGTCGCTCGGTAAATCAGGAACTTAAACCAGAGGAATGTCTAGAGTCTCGCACCGTATTAACGTATTCCAAAGACGTGTTCGTTCAGGGAAGACAATATTATCTCACCCTGAAGCTGGCAAGCCGAGTTAATGCGTCAACGCACGAAGATATCCCGTCTCTGGTCTCAGAGATCAACGGAATCTGGTCTGCTTCGCAAGGCCTCGCAGACTCATGTGTTAGACCGATCAAGTGCTATTTCTTTGCAACCTTTCTTACCGCGATTGAGATTTACCGTCGCTCTCGTGAGAATCATCCTGAATGGGATGGAGTGCTATCGAAGGAGCGGGCCCTCATACAGAATATCTCTCCATCACGGTTAATCCAGCTCATATGGGTGCCATCCAGCTGTGGAGGAATTATTAGCTCATCGATGTCCGACTTCATTAACCGGGGATCAGCTGATCCTCTCGATCGTGAGCTGGCAGATCTCTATGTCGGAGGATGCGTCTCGAAAATCCTGTCACCTGTGTGGGGATTTACTATCCAAGCAGAGTACCTCGAGCGAACTCCGGACATAACTAGTCTGCTCGAGGATCCATATGGCCTCCCTGTGGAGCGATGTTCAAGGCCCGAAACCGTGATCAAGAAACTTGTCCAGAAGCACCTAGAGGTTGCCACAAAGAACCCGGATCTCTCTGTGTTCTCCACTCCGCTGTATAGGGCATACGCTGAATCTGTCAAGAGGATTGTATTGAGCATGAAGCCGTTAAACCCACTCCTCGCTAGAGATCTATTCTCATTATGTGCCGGCAGTGAGGCATTAAGACTGGAGCGGATGTTCATTATGACGAGAACAATCCAAGCCTCGTCACGAGCAGCAGGATTCGATGCCACGACCGAGATGGTCATAGCATCAGGCACCGAGCTCTCTTACCGACTGCGACGATTATGGCAGATACCTTTATCAGCTCCGTTGCTAGACGTCATGAGTCCTCCATGGAAACAGGCAGCACGCAGCCTTCGGATGCGCTGGGGGCCTCCGGATCTAGGATTGTCCGGGTTGGAAGGTATCACCCCCGCCTGGTTTCCCGTCGAGTGGTCGAGATCTGTCTCTCGGACACAGGGAGTAAAGCTGATTGCGTATCTTCCTAATGATTATCAAACCGCGAGAGGGGTAGAGGATCGGTACTTTGGGCATGCTACCACCCTCAAACGATCACGTCACGGGTTTCGCATTATCGCCGATACTAGACCAGCACGTGCTGTTCAGAGTATGCGTGAGATCTACTCGCTTCCTTGTGTAGATGAGATTATGCAGAGTCTAATCAATGATTTGGCAATAGGAAGGTCTCCTCTTCGATTCCGGTTGTCAGCCCTTAGTGGGGGGATTATCGGAGGACACGTAAGTCATCGTTATCATCCTCGTCGGGAGGAGAGAGGAAGTCATACCTTATCGACAGGAAATATCTCCTCGTTTTGTGTTCTGGATAGTGACGAGTGTGACCCTATCTCCGGCTCCTCAGATGATTATCCGATCATGTTCCAAGAGTACTTTACATATCTTCTTGGTCTCTTCTCCCTGCGTGCCAGTACGGGAACACTTGAGCCTGGGTATCACGAGGTCACGATCGTGCTTGATCTCGATGCTATACAGCCGCTTCCAAACCCCCGATACACAGTACAGTACACAGGAGAGTTCCAGGATATAGTACCAGCAGGGAGATCAACAATTGTGTACGATCCGTCTGTCGTAATGCTCGAGCTGATAGGTCCAGTCTGGGAAAGAAACATACTTCCAGATGTGACTGAATCGATCACAGCAGGGATGATCGGTTACTCCCATGCTTTACGAGCAGAGTTCGACTCCAGTATGGGGAGTAATGAGAACTTAGCCGCTGTTGCAAGCCGGACACCTATTGACCGGCGACAAGCATCAGTCGATATTCCGGAGCGTATGAGGATCGGAGGCCAGGGAATTGTCCGAGGATGCGCATTATCCGTGGCTCTGGAAGTTGGTTACGTGTGGCTAGTTAACGCAATGACCCGAAATGCTTTCACCTACCCAGTTATTGAGGAGAACCGGTTATGTGAGTCAGCTGCTTCGGTTTTATATCGACTACTATCACATCCTTGTATGGGCTCAGACCCGTACACTCGACAGCTCGGGCTGTCAGCCGCCCCAAAGTACAGCACATGGTCCACTGCGCTTCATCATGACTTAGCTGATCTACTTGTCACAGAGGTGCGCCATCATCTCCGTTTATGGCGAAGGAATACCCCGGTTCTGTACGTGTTCTCGTCAGAGCGCGGAGGGACAAGTAGCCGACTTCTCCTTGCAGTGATTGGAGCTACACTATTAACCAGCCCGACAATATCGCATGAGGAGAAGCATCAAGTTGTATCAGGGATTAGGGATGTTCAGTATTCGTCTGCTAAATCGGAGGTACGACGACTCCGCTTGATCTGTTATGCAGCTATCCGTACATTGCAGAAGATACCCAGCGAGAGACCGATCCATGCATCACTCGGCTCTATAATCGGAGGTAGTTGTATGCGATATATCCGGGTGGACCATCAGATAGTAATGCGTGAGGCTAGAGTGTTGCCAATATCTCGGGAGATGATGGAGACCCCGATACGGATTAAAGAGAAGGTCGAAATAACTCCGTACCCTCTGACGCCTTATTCGGATACACACTCGATAATCAGACCTCAGATACCTGACTCTCTAGCCCGGAAGATCGCTTTTGGAGTCGGATCATCACCTCATAGGAATGGCATCTACTACTCTTCGTGGAAAGGAGCATTGTCACGAATCGAGAAAACTTCTCTTACATTGATCGGTGTCGGAGATGGGGTTGCCGCTGCAGCTGCATTGGATGTAGGTTTCGATCTAGTAAGAGGCATAGATCTGGTGAAACAGTACGATTTAAGATCGCTCAGAGATCAATTACCACCCCCCGAAGTAATGAAGTCGCCTCGATCGAACCGGTTCGCTTGGATATCCTTGGAGATCAGCGATGGAGGAGATTGGACTTCTTTGCATGCAAGGAAGAGTGCCTCCCGCCTTATACCTTCATCCTCTATCGTGATCGTAGACATCCATATAGCAATCTCCGCAGCGTTGATACCAAGCGTTCTTATCCCAGACCGTGATGATCTCATCTATATGACACGATACCATCTGACACCATCGACAGTCAATGATTATCTTATCACGTTATCTCGCAACATCGATATCATCGATGTGCTGAATATACGGGCTTGGGAGTTTTCACTAGTGTTTGTGACATGGCGCAAGAAAAAATTACCGCTCGATCCAGGACGAATGAACCTCCAGGAGTTAGCACTTCTCTGGAGGAATGAGTATCATGTACCTCCTATACATGACAAGTCATCTCCTAGAAAGAAGCATGGTCTTTTATCATGCTGGAGAGCTATTGCTGGCGGAGGAGCCCCGTTAGGCGATTGGAAGAGAGCGAGAAGCGAGTTGATGCTAGCTATCTCAGGACTCCACGCCCGTACCAGATATGGCGAGCATGGATCTTATCTAGCCCGGCTTTGCATCCTTGACTGGGTCATTACTCACCAGGCTTCTGCTATCACGCTCGAGAGGTGGGCTGCTACCGAGACATATGATATTACTATCGATCCCTCGCGAAGCTTGACCCTCCCATTCAGAGGAAGCATCAAAGGAGCCGAGTGGTATATTGTGTCTGCATACCGACTGTTAGTAATGTTCCCGCCGCCGTCCTCTCGTGCGATTAAGTAGGTATCTAAAGCTGAGATAGGATTTTATATGGGGCTATCAATAGATGTGTCAGAGCCTGTGTCAGAGTCTTCCCCCCCTTTAAAAAACACACACTTACATCACGCGTCAGAGTACAACCCTTGGTTGCGGGACTGATCACGACCTGATGATCTCACAGTGCTATTGCTTATGA